AATTGAGTACAGGCTTGGTTTCCTCTTCTTTGGCTTCCGAAGTGTTCACCGGTATCGGCCTGCCGCGTATTGAAATCAAGGAAGATTACGTGAAAGACCAAACGGGAAAGAATGTGCAGATTTACGCGGACAACCGCATTACTCTGTTGCCTTCCGACCAAATCGGTTATATGCGCCACCATACCCCGTATGAAGCGGCCGACCCGGTACAGGGACGTACTTATATCCCGTCAGAAGGTCAGATGCTTATCTCCAACTATCGCGACAAAAACGGTCGCTATATGGAATATACGGCAGAGTGGATTCCGCAGATTTCCAATCCGGATTTGATTACCAATATCGACTTGAGCGAGATTGCATCAATCCAATCAGCATAAGGAGGTGACTATGAAAATAAGGGTTATATCTGTTTTTCGCGACAAGTTCACCGGTAAGTATTATACTCCTGGTGAAGTGATTGAAGTCAGCGAGGAATCGCGTGTGATGGACATGGAGAGCCGCAGGCTTGCCGAACGGGTTGAGGTGAAAACTCCCGAAGTGAAGGCTCCCGAAGAAAAGAAAGAGGTTAAAATCTCCCTTTTTGAAAAAGAGTTTGATAAAAAGGTTTTGGTTGATGCTTTAAAGTCTATCGGCGTGCAGGCTTCCGGTAACATGAAAGAAGAAACTCTTTTGGGTAAGGTTGCAGAATTTGATGAAGAATCAACTGCCAAGCTGAAAGAAGCATTAGGAATTGAGTAAGGATAGGGTAGTTTACTCTACCCTTCCGTTGTCTAATTTTATAAATCAGAAAAGAAATGAAGAATTTTATTTTTGCCATGTGTGGTTTTTTGATGATGTCTTTGGTTTCGTTGAGCGTGCAGGCATCAAGTGTGAAATCTCCTAAGTGTGAGTACGTGAATCCATCTGTTGATGTTGGTTTGCCAGACATTCAGTGTATCACTTTTGAAGCATCTCCTGTTGATTGTGTTGTGCTGACCGTTCCGCAGCCAATATTTATGCTTGTGGATAGTCTAGTGAAGCAACCAGTGATTATTACGGCAATGCAAAGGAAACAGATTTCAGTTCCTAAATGCCCGTTCCGGTACGTCTATAAGTCGAAGTATTGCACACATTATAGTCATACAGCATATAGTAAACTGATTACACCATATTAAGATGACGGTAAACGAATACATATCACAGAAGTTTCAGACTTTCGGCATTCAGTTGTCGGAAGCTGAACTTTTGGATATGTGTCTGAACTCGAAGATAAGCGGAGAGGATGAGATGAATGAGGATTGTTACGGCCGTGTCTCTGTAGCGATTGTGAAGTTCATCCCTTCTTTATTGCTTCGTGCCACTTCAATCAGTGAAAGTGGTTTCTCGATGTCTTGGAATATTCAAGGTATCAAGGATTATTATTCATGGCTGTGCAAGCAGTACGGATTGAAAGACGAGTTAAGTAACAAACCCAAAGTAACCTTCTTATGATATTCGCTCCACACATATTACAAGTAAAGGTAATCACCCCGATGGAAAAGGATGAGTTCGGCAGACCCATTCCCGGAACTGGCGGTGAATGCTGGCAGGATGTATGTAAGTGCCGTTGTGATGATAACACTACCAAAGAGTTTACGTCTGATAACGGTTCTGTGTATCGTCCTAACTACCATGTGGTGTGCGAGAAGAGAATCACTGTCAAGGCAGGGGATGAGGTCCGTTGCATGGATGGCGATAATTTGAGAGGGCAAGGCGAGGTTTATACGGTGAAGAATACGAACTACTTTGGATATTCGGAACTATGGATGTAGGATTTGATTTTTCAGATGTCGATTCCTTTTTCGATGAAGGAGAATGGGAGGTTGAGAAGAAAATGATTGATGAGGGCGATGAAGCCGTTAAGTACGCGGAAGAGCATGGCAATTATCAAGACCACACGCTCACTTTGAGAACGTCCAACAAGTACGATGTCGATAAAGACGGTTTGACGCTGAAAAACGAAGCGGAATACGCTTCATTCGTGGAATCCAAGGGGTTTGATGTTTTGAGTGGTGCCGCTTTATATGCAGAGAAACGATTAAAAGAAGAATTTGAATGATAGTAACTACCGACATAGGAAACATTCTCTACCGGGATTGCAAGGATTTCGGGATAGACATCGTACCAGCAGGGGAAACGCTGACGGGTGAATTGACCTCTGAAAGAATCGTTATCCACACAAAGAAACAACAGCTGGGAAAGTATTGGAAGAAATCTTTCGCAGAAGTGAATCTATGTGTACCCAATTTAAGCGAGAATGAAGCGAACACAATCCGGCTTAACGAACTTGAAAGAAAGGCTGGCAAGCTGCTTGATGATGTAGTAAGCACCTATGACGGAACAACCTATCGCTATTCTATCGAATCAATCGGTACAGAAGCGGACATTGCTTTGAAGTGTCATTATGTGAATGTGAGAATTTTATTTAACGCATTAAATGTAAAATAATATGATAACAGCAGTAGAAATAGACGAACTGTATTATGCAGAACCTATTAAAACGGTTACAACTCCTGCTACCGGATTGTCGGGTGCGGAGGTTGCCGCAATTTTGAAAAATGCAGCAACGAAAAAGGTACAGAATGTACATGGTGATACGTACCAGTACGAAGAAGCGGAGGCGAGTGTAACTCGTTACAAAAACGCTTTGACGGGTGAGTACTACCGGGAAACGTCCGAACCGGGTGAGGTGAAAATCAACTTTACCATTGGTGAGTATGATTATGCTACAAAGGCTGATTTACAAGGTGGTAAAGCCACAGAAAAGAATTGGGAAAGAGGCAAGTATAAGCCTATTCATAAATGTGTGATTGGTAAAACCAAAGACGGAGTTTATGTTGTGTTCCCGAAAGCAGCTATCAATGCCCGTGGTTCAAATACCGATAAAGCTGTCGGATTGGCTGTTTCAGCCGTTCCCCTTTCCACGGGCGTAGAAGGTTTGGCTTCGGAAAAATGGTTTGATGAATCAGAGGTAGTTCCGGTAGCCTAAGGTAAAAAGGATTGTGTAATTAAAAGGGTGGGGAGTGGTATTTACCACCTTCACCCTTTTTTATTTAATGAATATGAATCAAGGTGCGAGAATTGTTTCGGATGCCATAATAGGCAATGATTTTAAAGTTGTGGTAGTGAATGGAAAATCGTATATCATTTATCCTCCTACCATTCATAAAATAGCTGGAGCAGCAAGCTATTTATCGAATGTTGGGAAGATAGAGAACTTGGAGGATATATTCCGATCTATGAAAGACACTTCGAATGCCTCACATGCCCTTTCTTGGTTTATCAATGGGAATGATGAACTGTTTGAGGAATTATCAAGGGGAACATTTGAAGAGAATGTAGAAGCTTTATCCATTGCTTTATCATTGATTTCGATTGAAAATTTTACGAGGCTGTCAGCTTTAGCGAAGAACGTAGTAGATCTGGCAGCGAAACAGAGGTAGCAGGAAATAACTGTTTACTTGGACAGATTGCATCGTTCATGGATTCGTTACACTTGGAATATGAAGAGGTGGTGTATAAGATTCCATATCGCAATTTGATTATCATGCAGAAAGATAAATTACATGTGGTATATGGGGAGAAGGTGAATAATACATCTGGAAAGGATATGCTGAAGAGAAAAAAGTAAAAGGTGAGATTATTCCGTCTTATAATTGATTTCGACCAATATCAAAAGCGTAATTATTCACAAGTGTTCAATTATGCTTCTTAAAAACAATGCGCACCTCATTAAATTGGGGTGCGCTATTTGCATTATTTGGATTTATCTAAATATTCTTCTTGAAAACAATATGTTTTATCTATTCCATCCATAGTCTTGCATTTAAAAATATTAGGAGACATATAACCAATGACAGTTAGTTTCATATTTTCAGGTTTGTATATTACAATATCTCCTTTACAGAATTTAGTATTAGATGGAAAATCTTCTTTATCAGGTTCAATATTATTGGTTATGTTACTTGTTGTTGGCTCGAATTTATCTTTATCTTGAAAGTCTTTTTTTAGGAATTGCTCCATCATATTCTTCATTTCACTTACATTGTTAGTCATTCCCCACACTTTGAAAAACAGAATGATTTGAAGAATACCGAATACGATAATGATGATTGATACAATGTTTAATATCGTTTCCATGATAATTCGTTTTAATGTTTTTGGCAAAAATATCTCAAAAAATAATCACTTCAAACAAATACACGACAATTATTCCGTTGTCGTATATTAAACACTTGAAAAATCGCTGGGCAACTTGTAATCGCCGAACTTAGCACAAATGAAAAAATAATGGAGTTTAGAGGAGATACATCTGGATTGGATGAATTACTTGAAAGTATAGATGACGAGTATTACAATACTCTTTCTCAAATAGGGAGAGATGCAACCCGAAATGCAAAGATTAATAGGACTTATGAAAATAGGACTGGAAATTTGAATAATGCAAATGGGGGATGTGTTGTTCGTAATGGGAAGATAGTGGATATGTGGGTGGAATCGGACGGTTCTCATCCTGATGCAGTCAAGAATACGGAGAATTTTCTTATATATTCTGAAAAACCGAAAGACGGGCTTTATTTGGCTAACGGTCAGCCTTATGCAAGCTATGTCGAAAGCAAAGGGTTTGAAGTTATTATGACTAATGGCGTCTTGTATGCTGGTAGACAAATAGAAAAAAAATTATAGATATGGCAGGTATTATTTCAAATGTAGACAGTGATGTTCAGAAGTTGCGCAAACTAAAGAATGAGATAGAGAATGTCAAGAAAGCATTGAAAGGTATTAATATTACGGTGGATGTTGATATAGCTAAAGGCTTACAGTCGCAGTTAACCTCTCTGATAGGGCAATACGACACATTGGTAGATAAGATTGCGGTAGCGGAAGGGAAAATAATGCTTTCGGTCAGTCGAATCAATAAAGCTACTGAAAAGATTGTTCAAGCGCAGGAGAAAGTTTCTAAACCCGTAGATATTCCTGCACAGACGGGTAATGTGAATACACAGACTAATACGGCTGAAACTGCAAGTATTCAAGCACAGGCAAAGGCTTATGATGATTTGAGAACCGAGATTAACGATATTCTTGGTACAAGGGATGCCAATGTTAAGCGCATGGTAGAAGAAATGAATACCATTCGTTTGATTAATGCTGAAATCAAGAAGATTACTAAGTCTCAAGGAGAATCATCCTCTTTATCTTCTACTCAACAAAGAAGGCTTGAACAGCTTAACAATTCACTGCTGACACATAAAACCGCATTGTCAGAAGTGAGACAGACATTAAACAATAATGTCAAGCTGGATAATGCTGCTGCTACATCAATGAATGGGTTATCACAGTCCTTGTCTAGAATGAAAATGACTTATCGTGAGTTGACGGAAGAAGAACGAAAGTCTCCGTTTGGGAAGGAACTTCTTGAGTCTATTAATCAGGCAGATACAAAAATGAAGGAGCTTGATGCTACAATTGGCAATCATCAACGAAATGTAGGTAATTATGGTAAGCAGTGGAATGGACTCAGTATGTCAATTCAGCAACTAGGACGTGAGCTCCCTTCTTTGGCTTATGGTCCAAAAGTGTTTTTCTCTGCTATAAGTAACAACTTGCCGATTTTAGCCGATGAAATTAGGCGGGCGAGAACAGAGTATGAGCTATTAAAGAAATCGGGACAATCGGCTACTCCTGTGTGGAAGCAGGCGGTATCTTCTTTGTTTAGTTGGCAAAGTGCTTTAACAGTTGGAATTACCTTGTTAACCCTATATGGGGATAAAGTGGTTGATTGGGTTACTGGATTATTTAAAGCAAAAGAAGTAATAAAAGAATTACTTAGTGCTGAGCAAGAAATGGCATTGGCTCGTAAAAAAGCTATTTCTGATTCTACAAAAGAGAGGGCTGAACTTGATTTGTTATATAACAAACTAAAAGGTACTTTCTTGTCAACAAAGGAACGTACAGCAGCTGTCGATGAATGGATGAAGAAATATCCTCAGTATTCTAATATAATGAATGGTGAATTGGTAAGTTTGGGTAAACTTGAATCGGCTTATCAATCATTATCAAAACAAATAATTGAATCAGCGAGAGCCAGGGCATATACCGATAAGATAACAGAACTTGAAACAAAAAAGGATGAAGCTTTACTGAAAAGACAAAATCAATATGTCACTTATCTTAAGGCAATTGATGACTATGATAAAGCTGTGAATGAATATAATGAAAAGAAAGAGACAGGATTTGGTACAGCGACAGCTAAGCTTGAAGCAGAAAATAAGATATTCCGTGCTGAACAAAATATAAAGGATCAGAAGAAGGCATGGATGGATTTGATAAGTGAAACTAAAGCTTATGAACAATCTATATCTATAATATCCAAAAAAATAAAGGTGGATGATTTATATCCTCAACCTGAAGAAGGAACTTATGACTACTGGCAACAGCAAGTGCAGATAGCGGATGTAGCTTTGAAGCAAATAAAGGATGAATATATGGATATTCTCAAAGGAGGAAATGCCCAAGAGATATCTGTTAAAGTTCCTGATGATGTAGTGCAACAGTATAATGTTTTAGTTAAACAAAAAAAGGTAGCAGAGGAGAAATTAAAAATATATGATGATAACTCTTCCAAGCAAGAATCTGCTGCCGAAAAACTCCGCAAAGAACAAGAGAAATACGCCCTTCTGATGGATAAGCAAGCATTAGAACAGAAACGTTCTGCTGAAGATTTGCAAATGAAAGTTGATGAAGCTCGTATCAAAGTAATGGATGAAGGTTCGGCCAAGACCATTGCTGAAATGGAACTCAATTTTGAAAAAGAGATGCAAGCTATCGACCGACAGAAAGAGGATGCTTTGCGGAAGAAGATTGAGGATGCCCGTACTGCATGGGATGCTAATCCGGAAAATAAAGGAAAGTCCTTTGATGGAAGTGGGATTACACTATCTAAGGATGAGAATACACCATTTAATGAATTGTATAAAGGTGGAATAGCCGCTTTCGAAAAGAACTTAAAAGAGTATCAAGATAAGCAGGATGATGCTTGGAATGAGTATTATATTAAGTATGGAGAATATCAGGAAAAACGCAAAGCTATCATGGATAAATATGATAAGCAGATTGCGGACGCAAAAGAGGGGAGTGTTGAAAAATCCACTTTTATTGCCCAGAGAAAAGAAGATCTTGATAGCCTGGATGATGAATTGATGAAAAACTCAGAATTATGGGGAAGATTTTTCACAGATTTCTCTAATCGTTCTTCATCGTCAATAAGGAATATAATAGAGGATATTCAAGAGCTTATTGATTATATGAATGGGATAGAGGGAACTAAAATACCCGATTTGTTTAAGGATAATGAAAAGACTGTGAAAGCTATAAATAATGCTATGGCTAATCCTTCTTCCTTAAATAAATTTACATCAAGTCTTTCTTCTCAAATAGCCAAATTCAAAAAGATGCTTGATAAGGATAATCCATTCAAGCAGATTCAAGAGGGATTTAAGAATAATGATTTTGAAAGTACCTCTAAAGGGTTCAGTGGTATAGCATCAGCTGTGAGAGAGTTGGATGGCGTTCTTGGAGATTTGGGTGTAAAATCAGATAGTACGGCTGGAAAGGTTACTTCTGTTTTAAGTAGCACCGCTTCTTATGCGGCAACTGGTGCATCTATCGGTGGACCTTGGGGTGCAGTTATCGGTGGAGCAATAGGCATGGCTTCAGGATTAATAGGTGTTCTTGGCGCTGATTACTCTGCCTATAATAAGATGAAAGAGGAGTACGGGGCGCTTATTGATGTTTGGGATATGCTTATTAGTAAGAAGCAGAAATATATAGATATATCTTATGGCGATGAAGCGCGTAAGGTTGGGCAAGAAGTACTGGACTTATTGAATAAGAAAGCTCAAAGCAATGTTGCACTTGGGGTAGAGAGGCTTAATGCAGGGGCGAGTGCAGGTTCTCACTCCATTGGCGTTCGTCAGAGAAAAGGAATGTCAAGCCAAGGGTGGGATGAACTTCGTAAAGCGGCACAGTCTATTGGATTCGATTACAACTCGGTTGCTGACGGTCGTATGACTGGACTATTTTCTCTTACAGCGGAACAATTGGAACGTCTACAGGAAGAAGCACCTACGTTCTGGGCGAAGTTGGACGGTGATGTGCAAGGGTATTTGCAAAACATTATTGACTGTTCTGACGAGATAGAGGATATGAAGACAAAGCTTCAGGAAACAATGACCGGAGTTTCTTTCGATTCTTTCTATGACAGTTTTGTTTCTACTCTTTCTGATATGGATAAGAGTAGTAAGGATATGGCTGATGATTTCGGGGAATACTTGAAAAATGCCATATTAGAAAACCTTGTGGCAAATAAGTACCGTAGTAAAATAGAAGCTTTGTACAAAGATTGGGCTGCAAAATCAGACAGCAATGGGGATGGGATTTTTGACCTAACAACTCAAGAATCGGCAGAATTGAAAGAAGCACAGAAGGCGTTAGCTGAGCAAATCATGGCTGAGCGTGACGCAATGGCTGATGCTTTTGGCTGGGATTCTTCATCTACTTCCCAATCTTCTACATCAAAAGGCTTCGAAGCCATGAGCCAGGATACCGGGGAAGAATTGAACGGTAGGTTTACTGCTTTACAGATTGCAGGGGAAGAAGTCAAGAATCAGAATGTAATTCAATCTCAATCTCTGAATTTGTTAACCGCCAAGGCTGACACTATACTCTCTGTTAATACAGAGACAAGAAATATCGCTGACGACACAAGGGATTTGATAGCACAGTCTTATCTTGAACTGGTGCAGATTTCGGAGAATACAGGGGCAATCGTCAAACCTATTCAACAGATGCAAAGAGATATAGCAGAAGTTAAAAAGAATACAGCAAAATTATAGTCTATGAATGAATTATTGATAAATAACAAGGATGCTTACGCTTTATGGGGTGTGAGAATGGGAGAGGGGTTTCTTGATGTAATTGGGGCAGCCGTCCCCATGAAAGACTTTATTGAGAATAAAAGTCGACTTGAACATGGGAAACGGGTAATAATTAGTAATCCTAAAGTCGATGAGAGGGAAATAACTCTTTCGTTCACTATCGAGGGTAATTCTCAGTCTGATTATCAAGCAAAGAAGAAAGCTTTCTTTGATGAGTTGTATAAAGGTGTGGTTGATATTAAGATTCCTGCTAATAGTAGCGAGGTTTACCATCTTATTTATACTGGCAAGAGTGTCACTTATGCTCAGAGCTTAGATAGGACTTTTGGTAAGATTTCAAGTAAGTTTTCGGAGCCGAATCCGGCTAACCGAACCTAATTCACGACATTGGTTTTATTGTCGTGTATAAGAGTACCCAATTTTAGGCACTCTTTTTTTTATCCCCGAACTTTGGGGTGTTATGATAGTAGACATCAAAAATATATCGGGTGCCATTCTTCTTTCAACCATCATCAACGAAGGTTGCAAGCGGAAATTCACACTACAAAAGGAAGACTACATCCTGTTGAAATTCTCCCTTGAAAGTCCTGTTTATTTCAAGCTCGGCAGCTATGTTGAATGTGACTTCGGACTATTTGAAGTGTGCGACTTGCAGAAACCCACCTTCGACACCAATACCGCAGGCTATGACTACGAACTCCGCTTGGAAGCCTACTACTGGAAATGGAAAAACAAAATCTTCAAATATACCCCCGAGACGGCCGGACAGGAAGCGTCCTGGAACCTCACTGCTTCACTTGATATACAAGCGGGTATAGTCCTGAGAAATTTGAAAGCTCTTGGTTACACATATAAAGGACAAGATTTTGATTTTTCCATAGACAGTACTGTAGAGAACAAGGCTCAGTTGATGACCTACGACAATATCAACATACTTGATGCCTGTTTCGAGATGGCGAAGAAATGGGATTGCGAATGTTGGGTGACAGAGAATATCATCCACTTCGGTAGATGCGAGTTTGGTGATCCTGTAGATTTTGAAGTCGGTGTGAATGTAGAGGAGATGACACGTTCGGATTCACAGACAGCTTTTGCTACACGTATCTATGCCTTCGGCTCGACAAGGAACATCCCGACCAATTACCGGCCGGTGGATGAAAGTATCGTTGTGAATGGGATCGTACAGAAGCGCCTAATGTTGCCTGTAGGAACGCCTTACATAGATGCTTGCCCCGACATGTCTACTGAAGAAGCTATTGAAGACGTTGTTGTCTTTGATGATGTTTATCCACGCCGGATAGGTACAATGTCGGATATCACTACTAAGGAATACACTGATACCATCGAAAACGAAGACGGGACGACTACTAAAGAGAAGTGGAACGCCTATCGGTTTAAGGATGCTGGCATCACCTTCTCGGAAGATTACATTATTGCAGGTGAAGAACTCAAAATCAAATTTGAGTCCGGCTTATTGAATGGAATGGAGTTTGGCGTTACCTTCAATCCGGATAAGGTACCTGAAAAGAATGCAGACGGTTCTTGGAACCCTGACGCCCAAGTATGGGAAATAGTTCGTAATGAAGATTATGGCAGACCCATTCCAGATGAGACCTTGAAGCCGAAAGACGGAGATACCTATATTCTTTCTGGTTTCGATACCAAGTTCGTTTCTGTTCAGATGATTCCTGACGCTGAAAAGGAACTTAAAGAAAAGGCGGAAGCTTACATGGATAAGGTTAAAGTTGATCCTTCTACCTATTCCAACAAGATGATGTCCGACTGCATGGTAAATGAAGACGGTACATCCAATCTATTTGAAGCCGGAGATAGGGTAAACCTTATCAATAAAGCTTTTTTCGAGGCTGGTAGTCGCCAATCCCGTATCATAGGGTTTGAATACAACCTTGACTGTCCTTGGGACTCTCCGATATATACTGTCGGTGAAACAGCCTCTTATTCCCGTATCGGTGAGATTGAAGATAAGGTGGATTCACTGACCTACAAGGGGCAGACTTATACAGGTGGGGGTAGCGGAGTGTATGTTATCGGAATTAATGACAGTACACAGCCAACAAACAGGAATGTCTACTCTGCGAGACGTACATCCTACGAGATAAAGGAGAAGGCATTGAGCCGATTAGTGAAGGACAAAGCCGCTGG